GAAAATTTCAAGCCACATTCCTTAGTGACCTGCTTCCATATGTTATAATGTTCCTGTGAATAACACCAAAATAAGATGTCATCCCCATTTACACACATAGGTAGTTCCTCTAGAACACAGTATTCCTTCTTACCGAGAACTCCGATGGATCGGAGGTATTCCTCATATGCGACTTTCGTCGCTGCCAAGTTGATGAGGCAGAGGATCGGGAAGGAAGACGGTGAACCCATTAATTGTCCCCACTGTTGTTTATGTAGTGGTCCGTTCTTTGTATATTTTAGCGAATGACCTGTCAAACACTGCTTCAGGACCCATTGGTCCTCGAGCGGTACGCGCAAGCGCTGACAAATCGCCTCATTGGCCACCTCTGATAAAAAAGGGTGGAGTAAATCCGTCGCCGACTCATAGTCTCCAGATACATAGAAAGCCTCTTTGTCATGTAAATTGACGTAGGGGGAGTTTCCGAAAATCTGAGAGAGATAAGCCGACGAGCAGGGTTGCCCAATAAGACGACAGTTTTGCTGTTTTCGCATGACACCATGTATCACCTTTTGCCACCTCCGGGCCAAGTGATATTGGTCACAGTCCCCCTTTGTAATCGTCCTAACCTTGAATGCTTCTAGAAGAGGTACCACTTGTGCTTCGACTGTTAATCGTGCGTATGCGGCCTTCCTCGAGCTATCCTCTGCCTCGGTATAAAGTTCCGGGTCATGAGGGGTTCGAACGTCGGTGACTTTAGTCTTGTATGTACAATAACTATGTAAGTAGCCACCTTGGGGTTCTGGTAACTGGTAATCCTCACCATGAGACCTTAGAAGATCTCCTGCTGCTCCACCTAGTCTACGGCCAGAGTTGACCGATGAGCCTAGGGAAGGTAGGCGGGACGGAGGTCTTGCCTCCAGGGGTACTGTCCTAGTCCGCTTATTACGGACCTCTTCGTATGTATCAGTTTCGCTATTGTATTTCACAATCTTTCGTTCATCCTGTGTAGGTAATCGTCCAAAAATGTCATCAGCACACTGGCTAATCGATTTAACGATCAGCTGGGCCATCTTTTCACTTAAGGGATCCTCCTTACGAGGTTCGCACATAATCTTCTTGTGCTTAGCGAGGTTTTCCTCGACGAACGAAGCGTCAACCGAAAGGGAGGCGTTTTTGGTCATATAGAGATCTTTAGTTAGCATGATCATTAGACGAGTTCGCTGGTCAAAATGCTTCTTGCAATCTGTTTCCAACTGTGTCGTCCTACATAACTTAACCCAAGTAGACTCTTCAAAGAGAAATGTTAAATGTTCCCCTTTAGTCTCTTTCACGAAATCCGGTACAGGAGGTAGTTCTGTTTGCCGGAGCATCGACGCCCATAGGGTCGCCGAGCTCCATTTGCAGAATTTCTCCATTAGTCCGTGTTCCGCGTAAGCCCATAGCCTTCCCACGAAGTTAGACATAGTAGTAGGGTGCATAGCACCTAATACCCCATCCAGTAGTCGTTTGCGAGCGCTGTCCCCGTGATCTCCCCCATTTAGGGAGTCACGCCACAATCGCAATGTATTTGTGTACCATTGTGTCATGTGTGCTGCTTTAATGAAGCAGTCGTATGGAAGCTGGTCGAGAGGAGGTGCCGAGGTACCATCTCCGATGAGTTTCTTAATCTCATCATGTTTGTGTAAGACGATCAATGGGTCCCAGTAAGGGGCCTTGAGACCGAGTTGAAGGGAATCACTTCCCATCCACACGGAAATCGTCGAACCGGAGATGCGGGCTTGGTTTTCCAGGTTACCCATTTCCTGAATGGTCGCTCCCTTGGGGGCCTTAGGCTTTCGCCTTTGGTCTGTGGGGGAGACGACGGGAATTCCGCAACGTTGTTCGCTGTCTGCCATTTTCTTTGCTGATAAAGCTGAGAGAATCTGATAGTGGATGATAACTTGCG